TTCGTCGAATAACGTCTTAAAAATATTCAATATATTTCTTTCTGTATCTCTCATGCTTATACCTACCATTTCATGACTAAGTTAATTAGTCTGTCATAATCATCTGCGTTTTCTTCAATCCATTCGTAAATAGATTGATTTAATATGTCTAATGCTGTGTATAGATCGTTCTCATTAGTTATGTTTATGCCGTCGATAAACTTATCTTCTAAATCTAAGATATTCACCAGAATGCTGTGGTCCTTCTTCTTAACTGCTAATTTAAAATCAAATCCGTCTACATTAATTACCTTCTGACATACATCGCCTATTTCGTAATACATCTTGACTTCCTCCGTTTTTCGTTTTATATTGAACGTGAATTAATTTTGCTAATCGTTTGTCTCTGTTACTTGTTGGCGCAAGTAGCAGTTTTTTTATCTTATTATCAGAGATGCTTCATAAATTGTGCCTTTTGGTTCGCCCGGCACTACTATTTGGCCGACCATTAAATATTGATGCACTCTTCTTCTGGATGATTTCTTAAGTTTTAAATTGTGTAATACTATGTCTCCAGTATGTCTATCTAAATATTCAACAAGATAATTTCTGTTCTGAGCCGACATGTAAATATGCGGGTTGTTGTACTTCTTTCTATATTCAGTGATCGTTTTAACTTCATCATCACTTAAAACAGCTTGTTCTGCCTTTCTTTCCCATTCCACACTAGGTTTAACGTATTCTTCAAACCAAGTCATTTAATCATCCACCCCATAAAAGTATTCTTTATAAAATATGAATGTCCCTATACTTGCGAATCCTGCAATTGACCACGCTGTAGTGAAGTATAGAAACGGCATGAGTACAATTGCTAAGACTGTGAAGCATAATACTGCTAATAGATAGCTTTTATATGTGTCACTCATTTTCTTTTTTCTCCTCTTTGGTTGTTTCATCGTTTATCAAACCTTGCATTTCCATTAATTTTTGAGGTATACCAGCTTTTAACTGGATTTCGTATAACATTTGTTGAATGTGTGGTGGCACTTCTACCATTCCTTTCGTGTATAATTTAGTTATCTCCTAGTGAAAGGAGGTGATAAGTATGGAATTTAATGATTTTCAAAATTTCTTTGGTGAACTTAGTAATCAAGCCGAAAAAGAATTCGGTGGTGACAGTGACTTTTTTAGAGATAGAATAAATAAGTTGAAAGAAGATGCTCCTGAAAACGTATCTTACGAAATTATTTATTCAATAGCTTTATACGAAAGCTTAAAAGCTCAACAAGATATGAAAATTTTGAATACAGTTAAATATCTTTTAAATCGTGACTAGCAATATCCAACAATGATTTGCTCTGAGCATTATTAATTTTTGGATAATCAAAATTTCTAAGTTTAAATCTTGTGTTTTTCTCAATCTTCCAAACCTTCCAAGTCGCAACTGCCATTGTGATGAGGAAGGTTGTTTTGTATAGTGTGTTCATTTGTTTATGCTCCTTTCGTGTATAATGTTGTTTAAGAGGTGCATTGCTCGGGTTATAGTACTTTAAATTCAACACCGTCTATTTGAACGAACAGATTATCTAAATCAGGGATTTGTTTTTTATATAAACCAAATCTTGATTTAATATCTTTTAATAAATAGAGATTCAAATCTCCAATTGATAATAGTTGTCTATTACCTGCTTCGTCATAGTAGTAATAAATGACTTTTTTGTTTTGATCTTCCATTTGCTGCGCCCTCCTGTTAAGCAGTTACGTTAGCTTCATAACCGAATTCAGTCATGATTTCATGTATTTTCAATCTACCTTTTTGTGTCCATCTAGTTTGTAAAACTATGTCTTCTCTACCGTCAGAGCGTACAATTGGTATAGTGTCTGATTCTGTGTAACTCTTGCCCATGTGTTCTGAGTAAAGCACCCACTGTTTATTCACTTTTCGTTGTAATCTAGCTTCGTGTAGTAGTTTGTTTAACTTTTGTGCTGATATACCGTAGTCTGCCGCGATTTGAGTTGTAGCTAATGTTCCAGTTGACTTTAAGATTTCATCTACATAGTCTGCTTTGGGTTTTAGCTCTCCAATTTCTTGTTGTAAAAGTAAGTTTTGCTCTTTTTCTTTCTTATACTCAGTCAACACTGTAATGATGTAGTCTGGATCTTTTAATGTTTGTTCAATTACATTGTCTGTTGCGTATATACCGTGTTTGCGAATAGCTGGTAGGACATCTGATGTTACCCATCGTTTGAATTTCCGAGCGGTTTCTCTGATTTTTTCGTTTTTGCTTTGTTTAGAAGCATCGAAGATTAGACTGTATAATCCTGATTCGTTGATAATGATCATATTTCTGTTTTGACCTGATGCACTAAATTGGTGCGTCAGCTTGTCCTCGCTATCAACATGATTTCTAATGGCATTGTCTGATCTTGCATATCCTAAAATCTCAGCAATATCTTTTCCTACAAAATAAGGTTCGTTTTCAATTTCTACTGTTCTTACTGGTAGCTCTTTAAAATTAAATGTTTGTAATGCTTGCATTTGAGTATCCTCCTTTTTCCTCAACACCCACATTCAGCAGACGGTTATCGCAATGACTATCGAATGTATTTAAACGCGGCTCATATCATCGCCAGCTCTCGCTCACATCTGCTCAATGTGGATGTTGATAAGCGTGGTTATATTAAGAAGTGAATGTTACTGATTCACTTTCCGCCACTCTGTTAAATCAGTAACTTTGTTATCGCTTTCAACACCGTTAAGCTTGTCTAACGCTTTCACTACTTTTTGGAACTCTTTGATAGCACTTCGTAGCTTTTTAGTAATTTCATCTTCTACCATTTCCAAACCAGCAAATGCGTCTTCGTTATTCATGCTTAGATGTTTGTTGAAAAGATCTCGAGTGTATCTTATTTCTTTAAGTGATTTATCATAAGCTTCAATTTGTCCTGAAAGGTTATGATATTTTAGTTGTAGTTTTACTAATTTTAATGATTGGTCTTGCATTTGTTATGTCTCCTTTAAGATGTTTGTTTGCGTTTCGTGTACTTTGTGGGTAAAAAAATATCTCCAATATTTTCGTCAAAAAAATCAGCGATAATAAACATCTCATCATTCTTAAATTGATGCTTTCCTAATTCTTTTAAACGATAACCTTCAGTTGATATATTCAAGAGGTTTGCTAAATCTTCTTGAGTACACTTTCTTTCTTTTCTCAACTTTATTAAATTCCATTGCATGTTGTCACCTCCCGCTTACAAAACCTACTATACACGATACGTGTACTTGAGTCAACATAAAAGTTTGCTTTTCGTGTATTTTTTTGTTGAATACCAAAAATAATTGGGTTATACTATAGGTAAATTTAAGGAGGTAAGAAAATGGATAAAAAAGAATTAGCGAAATTTATAGGCAATAAAATCAGATACTATAGAACCAAATTGAACTTAACTCAAGATCAACTTGGAGAAAAACTCAACACTAAAAAAGCTACTATTTCAAATTATGAGACAGGGTACAGAACTCCTAAACAAGATGATTTGTTTGAAATTGCTCATATTTTAAATATCAGTATCGATGATTTGTTTCCTACAAGAAATAATAAAAAAAACGACATCACTTCCATATACAACAAACTCACACCTCCCCGCCAAGAAAACGTACTTAACTACGCAAATGAGCAATTAGATGAACAGAATAAAGTCACTTCTATAGATGAATATAAAGAGTCTAAACTAGTATCGTATATTGCATGTGGTGCAACTGGTGCTGGCATAGGAGAAGAATTATATGATGACATATTGCATGAAGAAGTATTTTTTAAAGAAGACGAAACGCCATCAAATGCTGATTTTTGTATTTTAGTTAATGGTGATTCAATGGAACCTATGTTAAAACAAGGAACATACGCTTTTATTAAGAAAGAAGATTCTATTAAAGATGGTACAATTGCACTCGTTGTATTAGATGGAGTAAGTCTTATCAAGCGTGTAGATATATGCGAAGACTATATTAATTTGGTGTCTCTAAATCCGAAGTATGATGATATCAAAGTCGCTTCGTTTAGTAATATTAAAGTAATGGGCAAAGTTGTATTGTGATTAATAACGCCTATGTGGCGCGAGGAGGATGAGGGATGGAAGAGAACGCACCTTTAGAAACAGCAGTTAATAATTTTAAAAAGATTCAAAATAGCGAGATTTACAAATTTAAATATATGAATTCATGGTGTCTTGAATATTCAGAGTTTTTATTGGATGAAGTTAGATTGTTAAAAGAAAACAAAAGTTACACCAGATATAAAAAAGGCACTATAATTTATGTAAAGTTAGGTGTTAATGTTGGCAGAGAGTTTTCTGGAAACCATTTTTGTATGGTACTTAATAATCACGATTCAAATAAAAATCCAATATTAACGGTAGTTCCACTTACATCTTCCAGAAGTAAATTCAATGTGCATATCGAAGAAGATTTGTTACCTTTAGTATTGGAAAAAATGGACGTAACGGGTAAGGATTTAGCTAAAAAAATCATGAACAATCTTGAAAAGGTGTCAAAAGCAGAAAACCCATACGATCAAAAATTACTTGATGAAAACAAATCGCTGAATGACGACTTCAAAAAATATTCGAAGGTTCGCAAAAGATATGAGCGATTCAAGTATAAAAAGACCTATGCTAACGTTTTAAATATCACTACAATCAGCAAGGATAGAATATCGAAAATTAATAGGTATGACCCTGCCGGAGAAATATCATATTCAAAAGAAACAGTAGATAAAATTGAAAATAGTATAAAAATTAGATTTCTTAGTTAAATCGCTTGAACTACACTCTCTTTGATGGTATATTACATATATACAAAACAAGCCGCTGAAATATTTGCGGCAAGCTTCAAATTAGACAAGTCGCTGAAATATTTGCGACATGAGAGGGTGCATCTGCGCTCTCTCTTTTTTTATACAATTTTCACGGGTAGCCCGCCTACCCTTATTATTTTTTGCCAATTTTGAGGAGGGAGCACATGAAAGTAGCAATTTATACTAGAGTGAGTACACTTGAACAAAAAGAAAAAGGACACTCTATCGAAGAACAAGAAAGAAAATTAAGAGCTTACAGCGACATAAACGACTGGAAAATTCATAAAGTATATACTGACGCTGGATACTCCGGAGCTAAAAAAGACAGACCCGCTTTACAAGAAATGTTGAATGAAATAGATAATTTTGATTTGATTTTAGTCTATAAACTAGATCGATTAACTCGAAGTGTTAAAGACTTACTAGAGATACTAGAATTGTTTGAGAATAAAAACGTGTTGTTTAGGAGCGCAACAGAAGTATATGACACAACTTCTGCTATGGGACGTTTGTTCGTAACATTAGTAGGTGCTATGGCAGAGTGGGAGCGTACTACAATTCAAGAGCGTACTGCAATGGGTCGACGCGCATCAGCTAGAAAAGGGTTAGCTAAAACTGTCCCTCCTTTCTATTACGACAGAGTAAACGATAAATTTGTGCCTAATGAATATAAAAAAGTATTACGATTTGCAGTAGAAGAAGCGAAAAAAGGTACTAGTTTAAGAGAAATAACTATAAAATTGAACAACTCTAAATACAAAGCACCCTTAGGTAAAAACTGGCACAGATCAGTTATAGGCAATGCTCTAACGAGTCCGGTAGCTAGAGGTCATCTTGTTTTCGGTGACATATTCGTCGAAAACACCCACGAAGCTATTATAAGTGAAGAAGAATACGAAGAAATAAAATTAAGGATAAGTGAAAAAACTAACTCTACAATCGTAAAACATAACGCTATTTTCAGAAGTAAACTATTATGTCCAAACTGTAACCAGAAATTGACTTTAAACACAGTCAAGCATACGCCTAAAAATAAAGAAGTTTGGTATTCTAAACTATACTTTTGTTCTAACTGCAAAAATACTAAAAATAAAAATGCATGTAACATCGACGAAGGCGAGGTTTTAAAACAATTTTACAATTATCTAAAACAATTTGATTTAACATCATATAAAATCGAAAACCAACCTAAAGAAATAGAAGATGTCGGCATCGATATTGAAAAGTTGCGAAAAGAACGCGCTAGATGTCAAACACTTTTTATAGAAGGTATGATGGATAAGGATGAAGCTTTTCCAATAATAAGTCGTATTGACAAAGAAATACATGAGTATGAAAAGCGCAAGGATAATGATAAGGGTAAGACTTTTAACTATGAGAAGATTAAAAATTTCAAGTATTCATTGCTAAACGGCTGGGAATTAATGGAAGATGAGTTAAAAACTGAATTCATAAAGATGGCAATCAAAAACATTCATTTTGAATATGTAAAAGGAATTAAAGGGAAGCGCCAGAACTCATTGAAGATTACGGGTATAGAGTTTTATTAATTGGAAGTTCGGAATAACTATGCAGATACCTGATACACACTTCCAACAAAAACAACCACACTCCTAAATTAATAGGTGGTGTGGTTTTGTTGGTTGTGTGGTAAAAAATAACCGCATCGGTTAAGATACGGTTATCTAGCAAGGACCACGTACTTACGAATACGTTTAGAATCTCTTCGGCAACCTTGCTATAGACAGTCTATGCTGTTACTAAATTAAACCACCACACAAACCTACTCCCGTTCAGGAACACAGAGCTTTGTCGCTCGTCAGCAACGTCATATGAATTCTCAGTTCATGTTGTGGTGACACTTTAAACGGTCTGTGCCAGTAGCGACCGAGTCATTTCAAGAATGACCATTTCACATTTATATTATAACACTTGTCGTGCGTAACTGTATAGTTTTTCAGTTGTATTTAAAGTTAAGTTATCTACTTCGCGCTTTCCTTGCCTTAATTGTGAAATTACATATTGCGCTACGCCAGTTTGTTTGTGAATTTGGTAACCTGTTATATCACTTTTGATCAATTCAATTATTTTTAATTTATAATCACTCATATTATCTACGTCCATTCTTTTTATCTAAACAATAAAAATGTGTTTTTCTCCCGATAAATAATAACAATGGTAGGCTTAATAAAAACAATATTAAATACATTTGTTCTGTCATAATTGAAAACCTCCAAATAATATTATATTATATAAGTGTAAGGAGGAGCCATCAGGCTCCAAGCATAATGTTAATCTTTGTTGTTTGGCTTTCGGTCTAGGTAGCCGAGATGCCATTCTCTAAGTTGTTTTAACACTTCTGGAATTATCAGTACTGCCAATACTTGATGTTCTAGAAGTGTTTTTATTATGTCTAGCATGAGGCTTTTCACCTCCTTACACATAATTTGTAAGTCATCAACTAACCTACAAATATAATTATACTAAACAATTGTTTATTAAGCAAGTGTTTTTTTAAATTTGCATAAAAAATAGGCAAGTACCGTAGTACCTGCCTGTTATCTACATTTAAATCTTGAGAGAAATGTTAAAAAGTTCTAGTAAAATAATAGCACATTTTATCTTTAAATGTAAATAGAAAGCAGGTATGTAACGCACCTGCTCAAATAGACATGACTATGTCATTCTAACTGATTTCTCCCCATAAGTCACCTAATATCTGATTAGGTGGGGCAGAACCATTCCATGTTCTAATAGGCAAGTAATAACGTTGCCCCTCCCATGTATATCCTACCCAAACATGACCATCTTGTAACATCACTTCTGTATAATCACAATATCCACCAGGTTGGAACTGATAACCCACTGGACAAGATAAGAATGGCCCCACTTTTCTTACTGTGATTGGTTGATTGCCGTTTGTGAATCTAGCACTTTCTTCCATGTAGTAAGTACCATATTTATTACGTTTCCATGCACTTGCAACTGGTTTAACTGTATTACTTGAAGCGCTTGACTCATTAGAGACAGTGGCAACCGGTATTTTACCATCCATGTACGCCCTAATCTGCTTGATAAAGTAGTCTTTAAGTTGCAACCGCTTGTCTTCTGGCAATAGACCGCGAGTTACTGGATCAAAACCAGTGTGCAATACTGAGCTTCTGTGTGGGCATGATGTTGAAGTGAATTCGTTGTGTAATCGGATTGTGTTACGGTTTGCTGGTAATCCCCATTTTTTCAACAATCTAGCACATTCTTGGAAAGTCGCCTGTTCATTTTTTAAAAACGTCGCATTATCTGCTCCCATTGATTGACACACTTCAATACCGTAACCATATTTATTACCTATTTGATTCGCTGTATGCCAACCTACTTGAGATTCATCTAAGGCTTGCCAAACTGTGTTACCTGATACGTAACTATGCGCAATACCTGCCTCTAGTCTCGATAATGGCGCGTTAACTAATCCATTACGATATGCTTCTGCTGTTGCTCCTTTGCTTCCTGCGTCGTTGTGAATAACTATAAACTTAGGGTTACTACCACGCTTAGGTAGGTCATAACCTTTAACCACATCTTTGATGATTTTAAGTTCTACCGCTTTAGGTTGTGGCTTAGCCGTTTCCTTTTTAGATGCTTGCGTAGGAGATTGTACTGATCGTGGAGCTGTTTCGCTTTTGAAGTTAGGACGGATAAACCACATAGGGAAGTCGTAAGCGTGTTGGCGTCTTGTAACTTTTCCCAACCAGAGCCAGGTTGTTGTACACCGTCTGTCCAGCCACCGCCGAGCCAATTCTGCTCATATACAATGATATAATCTAAAGTTGCTTCAATTACCCATGCAACATGACCGTATCCTGCACCATAATTACTACCGAATACAACCATGTCGCCAGGTTGCGCTAAGAAGTCTGGTGTATTTTGGTATACAGTAGCTAGTCCGTTAAAATCATTAGCACTTGGGATGTCTTTGGCACCTACACCTTTTAAGTTGTAGCCAAATAAGACTTGCCAACCTGCATTGGCATAGTCAAAGCATTGAAATCCATACCATCCGTCCGCATTATATTGTTTTCCCCCAGATGTTTTCAACCACTCTATAAACTCTTTTTTAGTTAGTTTTGCTTGCATTGTCGCCACCTCCATGATGATACTCATTCACATCAAAGCCAACATCGTTAGAGGCGTCTGTGAAAGGTTGTGATGTATCATATTCTTTTGGTGCTTTCGTGCTTAATTCCGGCGTTAAACTGCTGTCTTGTGATGATTTCCACGTAACTTGTTGTTCTTCTTTATCGCTATCTCTAGGCGCTTGATATGTCTGTGCTATAGATGAATCTGAGACGCCTTTTGACGTTGGGTCAGTAATAACGCCAATACCTGTAAGTAACGTGAGGATAGCGCCTATAATTGCGCTAGCTTGATTTAATTGAGTAGATAAATCTAATCCGAATAAATCCGTGACTTGCTTGATAAATAGCAACAATGCTCCAACTAAACTAGTTAGTACTGCTTTGTTTTTGAATCTCAATTTCCAGTTAATATCCATTTGTTTGCTCCTTTTATCCAAAATAAAAAAAACGACTAAAAATTAGTCGTTTAAAATTATTCAATGGTCAATGTCGGAGATCCTGAATAAACATCACTTATAGTGACATACAACGTCCCTGAAGGATTACTAAAGTTGATATTTTTACTTGCAACTCCGCTATTGACTCCTGATATTCCTAATTCACTTGAACCTAAATTAGTTTGCGAAATCCTCATTATACCGCTACGTACATTTTCTATTGTCACCTGATAACTTTTATTAGGTTCAACTCCATTTATTGTCCATTTTGCTGTTGATTCTTCTATGCTATCCGGATATTTATTTTTAGGTAAGGGTTTTATTACAAAATATGAAGGCTTTTTCCATACTTGGATATTTCCAGCATATACTTTTGTATATTCTTCGCCTTCGTAAATAAGTTTCTTTACATTTTTAAAATTACCTTCCATAAAAATCACCCCTTAATTAAGTAAAGTGTATTAGGGTCTTTTTGATATATATAGTTATATTCATTTTCTGTTCCTGTCCAAATTTTAACCGTCGGTTGAGATGCGCTTTTTAGTTGATATAAATTATCCGCTTGTTGTTTAGTAAAAGCTTGAGATGACAAAACATACCGCTCGTCATGATTATGATTTTTTGGAGCGTATAAATCATTTAGTGTTTGTTTGAATTCCTCAAAATCTTCTGCACTAACTTTTGAGCCAATCTGTTGCAATACACTTTCTGAAATAGAGTTGTTTTGTATTGCTTCTGCTAATTCTCTTAATGTGTTCATAGATTCAGGCGCGCTATCAACTAGTTCAGCAATTTTTGAATCCGTATACGTTTTAGAGTCGTTGAGAGTTGTATCTTGGATTTTTTTAACTTCTTGCAATTTATCTTCTAACCCTTCAACATTTGCGATATTGATTTTATCCAATAACTCAGGTTCTGCTTTGATATCTGTATCTTTACCGTCAATTTGCCACATTTTAGTGTCAGGATTGATTGATACTACAGTACCGTTTTTACCGGGTGCGCCTTGTTCTCCTTTTTTACCTGCTTCACCTTTTGCACCAGGTTGTCCCGGTTCGCCTTTATCACCTTTCGCACCTTTAAATCTACTTTCATTCTTTTCGATGTAAGAAATGACATCTTTATCTATTTTCTCTTTAAAGTCTTTGCTCAATAAATCTGTCGCGTTATCTTTTAAAATTCTCGTAATAGCATCATCTACCAATTTAACATCGATTTCTTTTGCTACAGCAGATTCAATGCCACTATCAACGATATTGAAAGAAAAGTTCGCGACATGTATTTTTTCTTCTTCTTTCTCTAAAAACAGCTTACAACGAACATAACCAGCATGTTTGATAACCTTTTTAGGTATCTTGTAGGTAATGAACCCTTTTACAACATCGTCGATAATAAGGGGCTCATTTTTGAATATAGAGCCATCTTCCATAAACAAATGTAATCTAGGTGTTAAGCCATGTGCTTTTAGATCGATACGACCTTGTTTGTCATTGATACCTATTCTTATAGATGCTGTATTTTCATCTTCAGTGTAAAATTGACAGCCAATGTCACCTAAGTCAACACCATCATTTTTTATTCTCGTTTCAACATCTTTTATTTTGTACATTTACACACCTCTTTATTTATATTTATCCCTTGTGAAGTAGATACCTTTTAAGCCGATTTGTTTATATAACTTAGCGATTGTACTTGCTTGATGTTGGCACCACTCTATAGCAGTAGCGTATTGGTGGGTAGCTGGATTCTTAGGATTCCATCTAATTCGATACAATGTGTTTTGTCCTTTGTTGATGTAATCTTTTCTTACGAAGCTAGCACCGCCCATGATTGCTTTTGCTGGAGATGTCCAACCTTTATTCCTTGCAAACGTCATTGCGTAGTTAGGATTGTTGTCGTAAGCGCCAATGCCGAAGTAGTTGTATACTCCATCTTTTCCGTTAGCGAAGTTACTTGTTCCATATCCACTTTCTAAGAAAGCATGCGCGATTAAATAAATTTCATTAATGTTGTGCTTTTTACAAGCTTCTGCGAACGCTTTACCTTGATTATTCAATGTCCCCTTACCTTTAAGTATCTTATTAAGCGAACTAACTGAAACGCCTTGATACTTGCCTAAATTAAGCATTTGGTAGCACTGCGTGTTACTTTCCCATATTCGTTTAACATTCATTGCCGAGCCCGTTTGAGCTCGTGTAGCGTTAGCCCAGCCCCAAGCATTAGATTTTTTCGGGTTACCTCTTGCCATTTGTTTATCCAGTGCTTGTTTGAATGTATAAGGGCTCGTTTCTGTTATGATCTGCGGTTGTTTAGATGCCGAGCCATTATTGGCTGTTGGTGATGAGTCTCTTACATTAGCTATATCAGCGTTTTTATTATCAACCATAACTTTTATTCTAGATTTTGTTACTGTTGGTTTAGTTATGGAACTCAATAATTTTTCTCTGTTTTTAAATATATTAAGTAATGCCTTTTCTAATGCTTCGTATTTATCTTTAGGGGGAACACCGTTGTCAATCATATTCCAATTAACATGTTCCAACATCGAACGCCAAATGCTGTCGTCTACTTTTAAATTTTCAATACTTAGAGGTATCTCATATTTGACCATCATATCTACAGCTACAACCATTGCGTGAATCTCATTAAAAATAAATTCGTTTTTACTCGCGCTATAATCTTCACATACGTCTATAATTATATAATCAGGTTCATTAGGAAACTCAAATACGGCTCTTCTAGGAGCCCAAATATTATGTCTATCAACATAAAAGTGGGGATATTCCACATCTTGTTTGTATTTCTTCCTACTGTTATATAAACTTTCTACCGAGCTCATTGTTTGAGCATTTCTAATCATTATTCCTTTAGGTTTTTCGAGTCGTCGATTACCCTCTACTATAAAGTGATAAATATATTCCGGATAATTGACCTCTTGGCTAGAAATAGTGTACTTTATAGTTTTTACGTCTTTCCAAATCGGAACTTTTTTATTATTCTTTTCCTTATCATCACTATCATCTTTCGGTTTAGGTACCGGTGTAGATTTCTCTGGATGATATGGTGGTCTAACAAAATGTGTTACTCCTCCAGGCCCATCGTGATAAGTATGTTTGATTTTATAGGGTGGGCTGCCAGACCAAATAGCTGTATACCAATTCTGGTCTACTGAAACAAACGCATTTTTATCAGCTGGACCAACAACTATCGCTACATGACCCGGGTTTCTATTAGCCCAAACTGCCCAATCTCCCGGCTTAGGCACAAAACTAGCTGTGTTTCTATAAATTTTAAAATCTCTACCGCGATAATTGGATTTTTGAGCCATAGCATTTGCGTTGCCCCAAGTTCTGAACCCCCAATATCGTTCTAAAATGTAGTTAGGAACATCCCAACATTGCCCGCCATATGCTCTGTCAACATCTATAACTCTTCTGTTTTTAACCATATACAGTGCCCAGTCTACCACTTCACTAGCTGTAGGTTTTCGAGTCTTTGGATTAGGTAATCCCATGTATGCACCTCATTTCAATCAAAATAAAAAGCCAGTGCCTTAGCACTGACTCCTATACATTACTTACATTTACCAAACCAGAAGCATGCCCAGAAACTATATCCGAAGAATCCTTTAAGCATGGTGATCACCTCCTTTAAATACCGAAAATGGTTCTTATTAAGGCTATGACAATCGTACTAAAGATAGTCCCTACCAAACCGAGAATCCACATTTTCATATCACGTATATTTTTGTCGTTTTCTTTCTTATTTTTTTCGTCTATCTGTCTTTCCCTCTGGATAGCATCTAAAGTTTTATCTAATTTAATGTTAACTTGCTCTTGAGTTTTTTGACCTAATTTAATCTCATTGAGAGTGCTAAGCATTGTTTCATCATTCTCTTCTAATCTTCTAATTCGCCATTCATGTTCGTGCCGTTTGGTAAAGCCAAACATTACGCCACCTACTTTGTGTTAAATTAAAAAGCCACAAGCATTATACCTGTGACTTTTCATCTTTTGTTTCTGGATATTTTTCTCCAGTGATTAAAGCGTATTCTTCTTTGTCAATTACACCCATGTCTACGTACCACTTAATTTGCTCATTTTTATAGCAACCCCAAACATAAAAAGTTTTAATGTCTTTAAAAGTTGGATAAATCATCTTCATCATTTAAACGTCCCCCTCAGTATTTGTTTTGTTAGTTGTCAGTTCGGTCAACTGTTGTGTTAACATAGCGTTTTGTTGCGTCAATTTCATTGTCAACATGTTCACTTGCGTCATCTGCATTTGCATACTCGCAACCATGCTGCGAAGTTCCTCGTCACTCAAATCCGATGCAGTTTGTTGTCCTGGTGTGTTCAAATCATCTTCTTTTTCGAAATTATTGTTGTATTTAATTTCTCCGTTTGTGAATACAAACTTTCTAGGTTCGAACTCTTCTTTGAATTTGATAGGCACATTGTTATCATCTACATCTAAACTATTGCGTAAACCGCCAGTATTAACGTATCCGATAACTTCGTTTTTATCGTTTACTGTGATTTTCATTACTTCCACCCCTCAATACGTTTAATAGTAATTTTGTTTGCATTTGCACCAGAACCCGCACTTTTACCGATGTCATATAGGATATCAACGTCGATTCTGAATGTAGTATTGCTAGTTTTAGAAACAGAACATTCATATAAGCCACCACCGTTGCCATCACTATCAACTAGATTTGTTTTAGATATTACTATGGAATTTGGCATAGATGTTAAACTGACTTCTGCAAAAGTGCCTCCAGGATAAGTACCTGATATTACTAAAAGAGAATAGTTTTGATATGATTCAGTTAAGTTAAGTGTTGTACCAACTCCGTTAGCCGCGCCATCAAATAAAACCGCTTTTTTATACTCATTTGGTACAGTCCATTGTGAGTCTAATCGACCATTTATGATTGATCGTGTATAAACTTTTTTTGAGTTTGCAGGCGTAAAGTTGAAAAATTTGTTTGTTTCATCTTTAACGAATACAGATAAATAACCCTCATAACTTTCAACACTACCTGGTAAATCCGGCACTCTTGTTGCATAGTAATTACCAGCAGTTAAATAGCCTAAATCGCCTTGCGCATTGTTTAAGTTAACTTGTATTGATTGACCGTTCGCCTCTGTCATCTTATGTTGTTGCCAACTCGTTGTTCCGAATTTATCATCTACATACTGCTTAGCTTGATTTAAAGCATTGTTAGATGTTTCTTTAACAAATTTCTTCGTTAATTCTTCGTCAACTTTTTTATAGAACTGATACCATGTGCCACCGATTTTATATGTTGTGTACTCATCATTTGAATCGTCTGGATACCATGTTGCACGTGCCGTACTATCATCAACAACATAGACAACTAACAAGCCTGATTTCCCTAAAGTATTCGTAGTTGCTGAAACTTCAGAACCATCATCAACGCCATCTTCTTTAGGCGTCTCTAAAGTGCCTATATCTTTAAACGAGGGCGCATCTGTCGCGCTAGTGATATGAATAATCCTAGATGTGTTAACTGCGCTTAAAACGCTATCTATGGACTGCTCATACGATTCAATTGCTTTACCGTAATCATCTGTAAGTTTAGACTTTTGCCAATTTGTTGTTGAATTACCTTTAACAAGGTCAGCGCCATTGATTTGTTGTTCAACTTCGTTAACACGTTCAAAAATCGCTTGCTCTTTTTCAACTATTTTATCGACTTCAGCTGTAACAGCTTGTGTTGCACTAGTTTGCGTCGCAGTAATAGCTTGTATAGCTTCGTTTTGCTTGATTTCGAT